TTTATATTATAAACTAACTCCATGTTACTCATTGATTTGAAATCAATATTGTCATACATATTGTCATGAGTATTTTGAGCGTGTTCAATTTTTATATTATTTCTAATACATGAAATAAAAAAAGCAGTGGATGCACAACGTGGTAGACTCAGATATATAAATTTATTATCTACTAACATTAGATTAGTGATTTTTGTTTTTTAATAAAACTAAATCCTACATTTCCTGCCATCACAATTCTATCTATTGTGGAATTCAGAGCAGCTTGAGGAGCATGTGGCATATCAGCTTCCATAATAATTAAATCATCTTCTTCAGGTCTAATCCAATATTCTTTTTCATTTTTACCTTTAAAATATAAAACACCATCATCATCATTCATTACATCTGGCATCTGAATATAATAAACATAGGTATAATGTGGAACGAATGAATTAAATTTTTTATTTAACTCGGTATGCACATGGTATTTACTTACACCATCAATCTCATTGTGTTTGAGTTCTATCTGCACGGGGTTTTTACAACGAACTACATTAACCCACGCATCGGTGTTTATTTTATTATATTCTATATTTTTTTCACTATACAATTCTTTACACTCACGTATTCCAGCGTAAACCAATTCGTCTAATTTTGTTTTTATTTTAAAATCACCTATAAAATCTAAATCACCATCCCACTCTTTTTTATAAGCAAATGCATCATCTTTTGTTTCCGTTTGAGATTCTATAACATGGTATGCTTCTTTTAAATGTATTTGTTTATCTACATTTTTATTTAACTTAGTTTTCCAAATATAAGTTTCATCATCAAAATATATTTTTTCCATATTATATCAATTCTATTTTATTTACTTTCTTATTTTTTTTAAATATTGTTTGATAATTGTTTACAAAGAAAGTTAATTCATTTGTGTTTACATTTTCTAACTCAAACGCATTAAGTAATTCTAAATCATTCTTAACTATTATTGAATTATTTTTATCTAATATTTTTTCTAATTTAGGTGGTATTGGCATTGAGGTGCAATCTTTCCAAAAAGGAGTATCATCTCGTTCACATAAATAATGATATCTAATGAAATTTAAATTTTGTTCATTTATTTGATAACACCATTTATTATAATTATCTCTATGATTATCATCAAAATTTATATCAATCAATCGTTTTAACTGCATGATAGTTGACATTAATGATGTTGCTTCCAATGGTTCGATGAATCCATATGATAATCCGATTGATATTGAATTACCTATCCAACTTTGTTTATGTGTTCCTGGGTTAAAATCAAATGTTTTCTGTATAGTAATTTCATGTCCTAAATATTTTTCAACTTCTAATTTAGCATCTTCAATTGTTTTGTATTTGGTATTAAAAACATACCCACTACCCCATCTATGTTGTAACGGAATTCGAAACATCCAACCAGAATCCATAGATACCATTTCAGTATAACTTTTATCATTAAACGTATATATCTTATTCTGTGGTAAAAAGAATGTTATAGCTTTATTCATCATAAGGTATTTATCATAACTAATCCATTTTTCGTTATGAACACCATCGATTATTAATCTTGCAAATCCACTACAATCAAAAACAAAATCTAAATCAATTGAGTTACCATCTTTTAAATTTAATTTTGTTACATTACCATTTGTGTGTAAAATATCATCAACTTCACCATCCACCCAATTTACCCCTCGAGATATCGCGATTTCTTTGAAGTATTCTGCAACTAATCGAGCATCAAAATGATATGCGTATGATTTAGTATGTTCGTTTGGAGATTCCCCAAAAAATAAATGTTTGGATAACTCATTTTTACCAGTCCAATTATACAAATGCAATCCTGTCTTAACCGTAGATTTTGTTCTATCAAAAAACTCTAATTGATTTATATCGAGTAGATTCAACATTTTACCAAAATTAGAAGTGCCACCTTCGCCTGCACCCAATACCCCAATTTTAGAACTTTCTAATAACGTAACATTAGCACCTTTCCAAAATTTGTTTACTACTAATGCAGTTAACCATCCGGCAGTCCCACCTCCAATTATTACTACTTTCATATTGATAAAATTATTTTAAATTATTGATTTTTTAATAACACTTCCAGGCCAGACATTTAATGAATAGCGAACACCATTGGTTAATTCATCAACGGAGTGCACTATATTAGAATCAAAAATAAAAATACTACCTGTCTTTTTAGGAACGGAATTTTCTACATTATCTATTATGTATTTTATATCACCACCATCATATGAATCGTTTAATTGAAATATAGTAGTAATCGATGCACCATATTCTATTTCATGTAAATCGGCATGCCAATCTAAAAAATCATGTTTAGAATATTGATTGAATGAATATTTGGGTATATGTGAATACGTTAATCCATTAAATATTTTTAATTCATTTAACGTGTCAATTACTTTAGTTGAAATTTGCTGTATTAATGGGAGTTTCAATGAATCGTTTACCAAATAACACCCCATCCGTTTATTAGTATTTTCATTTATAGCAGATTCAGTATAAACACCATTTACATATTTAGATGATGTCATTTTTTGTAATCCACTATCTTTACCAATTTGTATGATACTATCACACTCTTCTTGTGTTAAAAAATTATCTATAAAAAGTGTAAACATTGTATAACCGATTTTGTAAATTTTTATCTAAACCCATATGAGTATCTATTACTTATAAATACATTATTTATAAAAAAAGGGAGTTCAAACTCCCTTTTCTATGATTTACTAAATAGTGTAATTTATTTAATTTTTACTGAAATCTTTTTTGGTTTTGCTTCTTCTTTCTTTGGAATGGTGATTAACAAAATACCTAAATCAACATCTGCAGTAGTTTTCGCTAAATCAAATTCCGTTGGAATACGGATTGAGTGATTGAATGGTGAAACCAATTCAGTTAAAATTGAATTTTCAGTATGGTCGGTTTCTGCTTTAATAGTTAAAGTATTACCTTCGATATCAATTGAGATATTTTCCTTTGGGTGACCAACCACATTAAAAGCTAATTCATATGAATCATCATTTTGTTTAATGTATCCAATTGAATTATTTTTTAAGGTAGATGAAGTTTTCCATGTAGGTAAATCTTTTTCAAATAAATCTAATAAATGTCCTAAATTTGCTGTGTAGCTCATAATCTTTTCTTTTTTAGTTTAACAATACACCATATATTACAAATCTTATACCAATGAATATTATATGACACATTGTCAGTAATGTGTTTGACATCTTGTCAGTTTAGAAAGGTTTTGAATCTTCCCATTGTTTATTTTCTTGTCTGCAAGACATATGGTCTGCCCAATGTAAGATGTATGGTAAATCGGTTTTTAACCTCATCTCGGGACGGAAACTGATAAAGTAAGGTTTAGTTCCTTCGTTGTATAATCCATCTGCTAACATAATCCCAATCATCTCCTTTTCGGAATAGGTAATGCCATATTGATTAAGTAACCACAGCGCTCGATGGGTTACATCCATATAATGATTCTCACCATTAATCTTAAACATCGAACCCTGATTCTTCTTATGCCAATCGGATTCTTCCTCTACATAATGTGGATTTCCCTTTGTTCCCAATTTACCTAAATCGTGATGGAATGCTGCAAAGAATAATTCTTCATCGGTAAAATCTACTTTAACTCCACCTTCCTCATATAACTTTTTCATTTTATATGCATTACGTGCAACATTCATAACGTGGTCTAAGTATCCACCTACATACGCCGAATGGTAATGTTCCTTACCACTTGCAGGAGCAAGAACTAATTCAGTTCCCAACTCTTCTTGTGAATACATGAACTTTAATTTTTCCAATCTCTCACCACCAAATACTTTACCCAATGCCTCAATGAATCTATCGTAATTCTTTTGTAGGTCTTCTGCCGAATAGTTTTTCATAATTTATATTTTAATCTTCGTATATATCTCTACCGGTTAATGACCGATAAAGAATTTCAATTTGTTCCTCACTTTGACATAACCCAAGTCCATTCATATTTTCCAATTCAACATAATATTGTCCTTTGGGTAATCCAATATCTTTATATTCATCATTACAATTTGAAATTAACATCTTGCATTCAGAATCTGGATTATCTTTTGGTAATGGTAATACAAAATAATAATAAGTAACGGAATCACCACCATCAGTATCTTCATCATCATTTTCTTCATCATCATCAAAAAATCCTCCTTCAGTTTCATCTACTCGCAACCAACCTTGTGTTTCAAATGTTTTTTCGGTGATGGGTGTTTCTGGAAATTCAATATGGTCTTCTGTTATCATTCTAAAACTATCTTAATTGATTTTGTTATTTTCTTTTCTTTAATCGTTGCAGTTAATACCAACGTATCACCTACCATTTTATATATGGGTGCTATAATCGTATTAATCTCATTTTTAGAATCTACATATGAACAACAATTTGCAGTTGGAACTAATTGTTCTTTCCAATTTGTTATTGGTGGTAAATTAACATACGTAAGCTGACCAGTGTATTGATTTATATATGTCTTAGTTGTATTTGCAACTACCTCACCCGGTTTTAACCACCAAAATAAGTTACTTTCCCACTCTACCTTAGTTGGTTCGGTGGTATTTAATACCCTACCTTCTACTCTATGTATTGTCTGATTAGTTGATTTGTTTAATGATAAATGATAATACCCATTTCCATCTTTTGGTAATCTACCATCTAATTCCATTGTTATGGTTGATTGAACTTTGGTAGATGTAGTTGAAGATGGAGATTGAACATCTGGTCCCCATTGCGGTTCATAAATCTCATCTTTACTACATGCAGTAAATAGTAAACTAACAATCAATACCCATTTTAATCTCATAATAATTTGTTTAAGATTGATTCCCAAGTCGGATATTCATTCCATGTTTCAGTTTCATACGCCCAACCAAATCTCAACAACTCACCTCTGAAATCTTCAGCACCATTCTTTAATCGGTCATCAATTAAATAATCACCCATCAATAAATCTTTTCGGTGAGTAACGAACATCTTCTTATGAAACAAATTTCCAAAATGGTCTTCAATCCAAAATCTCTTATCTGATGCTGCCATTGGGTTTCCCCACGGTGCTGCGGTTGCGATAAACAATTCATACTTCCCACATTCGGCTAACTTTTTAACCGCCTCAATTGCTCCTTCAATGGCAGGTGCGTTACGGAATATTCCTTGTATATGATCTGGATTCCTTTTGTATCTATCTTTTAAATGTGGGTTGTTAGTAAAAAATCTATCGAATTCTTTACTTAAATCGACCAACACACCATCCATATCAATGTAAATAATCTTTTTCTTTTCGCTCATAATCTTTTTATTATCTCTTTTTCTTATATAACAAATATACAACTTTTTTTCGGATTTACCAAATATTTTATCAATTATTTTTTACATTTTTGGAAAGAAAATATATGTCGTTTCCATACACCATTTACTTTCTTAAGTCCATTATATTGGCCATCGTGATAACTTTCGGGTATAATCTCATCAATCCCATCACCATCAATATCATCAAATTTAAATGTATCCCAACCATATTTATCCTGATACCCAAGCCCAACATTTTGATTACCATTTAACCAAGCACCATCTTCTGAATTTTGGATATAATTGGGAACATATTTAAATGAACCACTATTGTTTAAATGAACAAACAATTTTGATTTTGGTTCGTTTTGCATTTGTCTATTTTCAATAATATCAAAATCACCATCGGTATCAATATCATAAAGTTCAAGATCATAAATAGCATCGTATTCAACTTTTTCTAATTTCACAACTAGGTTCGAATTATTAAATGTATTATTTTTATTATACACTATCGTAGTAAGATCATGAGGGCCGGATATTAGAATATCATTCAACCCATCTCCATTCATGTCTAATATTTCATATACCAATATTGATTGACAATAATCATTCAGACTAGAAACTTTTGTAAAATTACCCTTACCATCTCCATACCAAATAAAAGTTGCTGAAATGACATCTACGAACCCATCTCCATTTAAATCTCCTGCAGCACCATTGTGAAACCAATATTTAGTTGGATTTGGAATCGTATTCACATCAAACGTTCCGTTGGATTTACCAATTAATACCGAAAAATTACCATTGTAATCACCGGGAACTCGTTCATCTACCCCAAACGCAATGTAATCTGCAATTTCATCATTGTTAACATCGGTTTTAACTATCTTATGCGCATTTAACCCCTTAACACTTTGATTAAACATGGATGTATTCTTTTTGAAATGGTAATTATCACCTTCATTAATAAACCATTTTAATTCAACATCGTTATTGGAGGTATGGACTGCAACTATAAAATCAATAAACCCATCATTATTTACATCCCCGTAATTCTGGCCACCACCAAAATAAGCTTTAGGTAATTCATCGGTTTGGGGTAAGTATGTTTGGTTAACTCCATAATTGTGTTGCGATTGGAAAAATATACCACTACGTTGATTTTTAACAGATTCTTTATATAACTTATACTTAGTGGGTATGATTTTTGTAATATAGGTAGTATCACCAATTGTAGTGGATTGAATACTATTTGAGACAGGTGGTAATGTAACCACACTATCTTTTTTTATAACAACTGGTTCTGGTATTTCATCTTTTGTACAAGATGTAAATAATATAATACCGGAAATTAAAATTAATATCTTTTTCATATGTTTGTGATTTAGTATTGGATTAATGAAACTGGAACATTGTAAGAAGCAAATCCACCAACTACTCGTAAGTTAGCTTTAGTGCGATTGATTTTAGTTACTTCTAATTCTCTACCTTGTAATTTGGGGTGATTTACTTTCACTACCATACCGATTTGCAATCCCATTTTCTTTTCTAAAGATTCAATCGTGCGTTTAGATTTGATAAGTTCAACTACCATCTGATTGATGTTACGCAACTCTTCAACTGATAATTTTGATAATTCTGAATAATTCATAATGTTTATATTTTAAAGTTTAATTGTTTATCTCTTATTACTTAGTAAATGTACGAAAATATTTTCACATTTCCAAACATTTTATCATTTATTTTTACTCATCGTCTCCGAAAGTTAGACTCCATTCATCGCTCGTAATCCCGGTCATTAAGAACTCCCTTTCATCCATAGATAAATTTGGGACTATGTTCTGAATAAGTTCTTTGGTATGGAAACGATTTTCAATTCGAATCATTTCATATTGAGTAACATTAATATCCATTGTATTTTCGTTACCACTTAATTGACTAATTTTTGTAATTTTCATATCTTTATATTTTATCTCTCAATCTTATAAAGCTAATCTACAACATTTTTTCCATATATCCAAATATTTTATGGATTATTTTTGATAAAAAAATAACTCATTGAAAATCAATGAGTTATGCATTATAGGGAGTGTAGTGATGATATGAAATAAGTTTCTAATATCCTCCGTTGATTATCTTTATCTAATAATACTTGTCGGTTTTTTCTACATATATTTCGAATATAATCAGAATCATATATTTTTGCTAACACCTTTGCTGAATCGATGACTGAACTTTCATTTGATGGTTGGTATTTAGTTATATCCTCAAATGAATTAAATCCAAATTTACTCAAAACATCTAAATGGGAATTTGTTCCAAATACTACAAATGGGGTTTCTAAAAATATAGATTTTAATGTTTTTTCAGTTAGATGGGTTGGCGAATCGTATGTATTAGTTTCAGTTATGATATTTACTTTACTCTGATAATACCACTTAGGATTTATAGTGTATAGATACTCATCTGCAGTATCCAATTCAGTCCCATACATTATATCATCTTCTAATTGAATTGATTTAAAATTATCAAAATCAATCCCTAACGCAGAAATGATTGGTTCATCTTTGATTTTTGAAATATCTAATTTATTACAAACCCAACTGAAATGTGTGTTTTCCAACTCACCACATTGCCATAGACGATTTACCAAATTAAATTTATGGGATTGCATTCTACGATTTAGACAAAGAAAATCTTTGGTTGGTAATATGGTTTCACCAATACTCACATCGGTAATATATCTACTCATTTCTAATGGAGTGCTAATTAGAAAATGTGGAAAATGGATTTTGTTTATAGTATGAATTCCATATTCAAAAGTTACTTTGTGTAAATAAGATGAATCATTCGTAAGTAATGCAAAATTTCTAGTCAATCCAACTCCACACTCAATCAATTTAGATAAAAATTCAACTCTATCTAAATCAATGTTGTTATTTGCTTCGGTTGTGTAATCTGCTAAAAAATAAAATCCCCTTTTATTTAATTTAGAAACCAATTCGAAAAATTCGGGTTTATTAGTTCTTGCCTCTAAATTGATTGCAGCATGAGTTTCCCAAAAAAATGTGATTATATTTTGTATCGATTCATCTATTTCAGAATCATCGGTATATAATTTAAATGAATTCGGATAAAGGGATTCTAATAATGATTGCAATCCCGTACCACCCATTATAGGGTGATACCAGAATTGTATATTATTTTTTTGCATTGATTGTTTCGTTGTATTCCAAATATGCATCTAATAACGCATCTACCACTGGGTGTCTGTGGTTCATTAGTAGAGTTTGGGAATCCATATCTTTGATTTTCTTAGCAGCAGTTACTAAAAACTTAAATCCGCTATCTCCTTTATATTTCAAATCTACTTGTTGTGAATCACCACATACTACCATCTTACTTCTCAATCCTAAACGAGATGTAATCATTTCCATTTGGTCATTCGTGCAGTTTTGTGCCTCATCAACAATAATGAATGAATCTAAAAAAGTTCTACCTCTCATAAACGCAAGAGGAACAATTTCTACTTGACCACTTTCTAAAATCTTATCAATTTTTTCTTTGTTATATAATTGATAGAAGTTGGAATAGACGGGTTGCATCCATGGCTCCATTTTTTCCCTAAGGTCACCAGGTAAGAATCCAATTTCTTCTTTACTTACCGTAGGTCTTGTGATAATGATTTTATTAACTGTCTTTTTAAATAACATATCTAATGCTACCTGACATGCTAGAAGAGTTTTACCACTTCCGGCTTTACCACTTAGGATTGTTATGGCGTTATTTAAAATCTTTTCTTTTGCTAATTTCTGCTCCTCATTTAATTGTATTTGAAATTTAATTGGAGCTTTTGGTCTTTGAGTTTTCTCATCTTGTATGTGTTGAGTTAACTCTTTGTGCTTTGCTGATTGATTATCTGCCATAAACTAAATTTGTATAAATTATTTAAGGGTTATCCCTCTTAGCATATATATTAAATTAAAGTTTTTTTATTCTTAAATCTTGGAATACTTTGTTTAGAATTATTTAAATTTTGTTTAAATTCTTCAATTCTAGAACAAAATTCATAATTTTCTTTTTTAATAAACCAATCTAAACAATGATTTAAGACTACTTCATAATCTTTTTTTTCGATTACAACTACCGAAGATGCATTGGTATGAACTACAAATGCAATTGATTCCTTTTTTTGAAGTATTGCGGTGTTAATATTTAACGCGATTTGATCAAATACTTCATTTCCATTTTTGTTAAGAAAATTCTGAACAAATGGATTATCAATTGGATTTAGATATTTCTCCCAACCTACGGTTGTAAATGTTCTACCTCTCATAGTATTCTCCTGTTTTTAATTAATACGTTATTTTAATATTAAACTTATCCACTGCATTGGTTCTAAACCAACGAGTTCCATTACCAACATTAATTGCGTATGCGTAATCAGATTTTCTAACCGTTCCGTTTGAATCACCTTCACCAACTGCCATAGATAGAATTATTTTAAGAGCAGAGTTAACATCTGATGCAGTGTAAACACATTTCATTTGTTTTCCAGTCTCAACCATTAATTCTTTCCACGCCGATTCATCTGATTTTTTCTCATTATCAAAAACTTTATTTATACTTTGGAATGCGGCTCTATCGTTTTCTCTTTGTATAATCGTTGCCCAATACTTACCTTCTGCCGAATAATTTTTACCCAATACATCTCCTAGCGTTTTACCTAAGTAAGACCCCGCAACTGCTGCTCCTGCAATAGCACCACCGGTTAATAAAGCACCAACTCCTAATGCTGCGATACCACCTGTCAATACCGTTAATGCAACACCAGCAATTCCACCTAAGACAAGTCCCAATGTTCCACCAAATGGTTTATATAATGTTCTACCGGGTGGAGTTGGGATATTTGCCATTATCCTAACTAATTCTTCTACTGGATTTAATTGTGTTTGTGATGGTTTATCAATACTAACCACTACTTCTTTTGGTAGGGTTAAATCATATTTCTCTATGAGAATATCTGCACCATATCCTTCTGGATCTGGATTACCATTTATCATAGCATCATATTCATCTTTAGCACCCAAAGCATAATCTCCTGCTGGATTGTGAAAGATTCTCCATCTACCCAAATCGGTAACGGGTCTAAGTTCAATATCATTCGCATCTTTAGACACTAACCAATCGATATGTTTACAAATTCGTTCTTCAGTATCAATCGATTCAATTACTTCAACTTCACAATATGCTTCGGTAATTCTAAATTTATTTTTGGTTTTATATTTTTCTAAAAAATTATAATCCAATTTAACCATTGGCACTGTTATCATATTGAAGAACGGATTCGTTTCTTCATACGCAGTTTTTAAGGTATCGTAAAATGGTTGTGAGGTATAAAAACGACCAGGATTTAATTCTACTATAAATTCAAAAGTAGTTCCTAATATTGGGGTAATGTTTTTATAATCGGTAATTGGGTAATCTGCAAAGTTTTTTGAGTATTTACCCAATAATCTAAATGAAGTTTGAGTTTTTTCAGTCAATGCAGATTTACGCATACCCAACTCATCCGCTGGATATCGATTTGTTATCTTATCTAATGACTTATATTCCATACCTATAAATATAAAAAAGTGGATTTATTAATCCCATATTTATATTTATTTAACCCATTCCTCATATGCAAGTTGATACGATTCAACTGGTGCATATCCTTCTTCTAATAATCTTTTAGCATACATCTCAACTTCTCCTTTCAATCCTACCGAATTTGCTTCGGTTAATATCAATTCGATTTCAATATATTCTTCTAATGAAAATATCATAATTTATTTGTTTATCTCATCATAGAAACAAATTTTAACATCTGCTTCTAATAACATTTCTTTACTACGTTTAAAAGATTCTACATAAGATGTAGATTTATCATCGGTATCAATTCTATCACAATAGATAGTAGTTATACCCGCGTTAATTATACCTCTTGCACAATCTGCACATGGAAACCAATGACTTAGATACATCGTTGTTCCTTTAGTAGAAACTCCAATTCGTGCTGCGTTATAAATTGCATTACGTTCTGCGTGTTCAAACCAAAAATACTTTTCAGGTCTTTCTTGTCTTTCTAAGTTAGTATCATCAATTCCTCTTGGAAATGAGTTATAACCCGTTGAAACAATTTCATTATCATTACCAACAATTATTGCACCAATTTGAGTTTTTGAATCTTTCGATTTTAACTTTACATTATTTGCAAGATTTCTAAAATAATCTACCCAATTCATATATTATTCATCATTTAGTGTTTCTTCGATTATTTCAGCTTCTGCTATTTTATTACAAAACATATAAATACCTTCGTGTCCTACTTTAAAGGCAGTATCACAATTTAACCATTCTTTAATATGGGTTACATTGGTTACTCGTTCAATTGGGTAATCTGCAATGATTTCATATAAACTACCATTGATTTCACGTAATGGTCTTCTATTAAATGGATATCTCATTTTTACTCTTCATCATTTGGTTCATTATACGAATCGATACCTGATTTCATTGTTATTCCTAACATCACCAATCCCCATGATTCTAACCAAGTAAAATGATTATATGGAAAGTATGTAACACCTACCGAATAAATTATTGTTGCAATAAAAGCAAACAACCCAACTCCAATACACCAATTAAACATTTCTTGTTTCATAATTTTATTTTTATTGTTTGTAGTTTTCTGGGTTCTGTTTCATATCTTCAATCATATCGGTATGACACTGGAAATGCATTCCTAAAATGGAACGGAGTTCTTCAAAATATTGATCTCTAACTTCATCATCTTCCCAAATTTGATCAACTTCATATTCACCCATATCAATACCTTCGTTATCATCATATTCTTCTGATGTATAATATACTCCAGCAAAGTTATATGCTTCATCTTCGTAAGTATTATGAACCACTACATCGGATTTTATAGTTCGTAGATTTCGTGCTAATTTACCTACCCACTCATTTACAGCATCCCATGCAGATGTAATTTGAATAGTGATATCTTCAATATCATCATCTTCAATATGACCATATAACCACTTAGCACCACAATTATCTAAATACCATTCTCTATCATATTCCAACGGAGTTTCATCTCCATATACTCTTTGAGCAAGGTCTTCCGTTTGAACATCGTATCGTCCTTCTTCCTTTTCGAAAATTCGTTTTACTTCATTTAAAACGTTTTCATCTGCATTTAAAATATGGATGAAATTTTCTACATGATTTGCCATAACTTTTTTGTATTATAATGAGTGACCTAATTTTTTATTTATTGAAACCATATGTTTACAAGGTGTAAATCTACGGAAACTTCTTGCTTCACAACTACAATTTGTGATTTTCCAATCGGTGACGGTTACGTCGTAGTATTTTAACTTACCTGTCTTTTTGTCACGCGAACCCATTTCTCTGTATTTCCAAGTCATATCTTTTATGTTTTAAATCTTATACTACAAATATACAAAAAAGATTTGACATATCCAAATTATTTCCAAAAAATTTGAATACATAAAATAGTGCATGCTAATATTAAACAAACTAATGTTTTAATTGTGATGGGTTCTTTGAACAAAATCATACTCATAGTTACGAATATAATAATACCGATTCCAAACCCGATAAGACGCGATGGCCATAATTGACCATCAAATGCTTGAACAAAATTATCTACTGATTTAACATAAAACCAAGTAGATGGTATTGCAGTTAATAAAAGAATGATTGGATATTTTTCATACCAACCATATTTCACATTACCTTGCATTTGAAGGAAAGACATTATCTGTCCTAATGTGGCGAAAATAATACCTATTAGTAATTTACTCATTAGTTCATATTATACCACGCGAATACTTTTTCATGTAGATTCAGACCGGGGTATTTGGTATCCCATTTCAAATCTAAAAGCGTGTTTTGGATTAATTCTTCAAAGGACATTGTTGTCACTCCAAATTGTTCGGTGATTACTTTATAAGATTCAATTAAAATATTTCGTTGAATTTCATCAACTTTCATATTTAATTTATCAGCCCAATGCTGAATTATAATATCATACTCAAAATCATACATCATATAAATTTTTTAAATGGGTGTAATTCTTTTTGTTTTCTTTCAAATCTTTCAACCATTTCTGACATAGTATCATGCTTTAACCAATTACTATCCCATTCGATTGATTCTAAATATAGTTTCCAATCTCTATTATAAATTCCATGAAACGTATTTACCATTATTTCAAATGGGGATTTAGAATTTTTATAATATAAATCTTGTTCTAAATCATACGGATCATCATAATCCATCTACCTCTACTTTAGTGCTTGGAACTTTTATCTTAGTTACAGATTCATCACCTTTAAATATTAAATATGATTGTTCGTGCATTAAACAAGCTGTTTTATCATTATCATCGATATGAACTGATACAATCCCAACTTCATTTGCATAAAGATTATCACCATCACCATCATAATATTCTCTATGAGTTAGTTGATACTCATCAAACTCAACGGGTAATGAGTTTATCCATTTTCTAAATTCTTTTATATTCATATTTTTTTATTTAAAGTTTCAATAAATCCTTCCATAAATTTCTTCAATTGTTCGTTTGGTTCTTTACCATTTTCCATTTCAGAAATTTCTCGTTGGAAGCGTTCACCTACCCTTTCAAACTTTTCACCTTTAACATCTTCAAAGAAATCAACTACATTTTGTGGTGCTTTGAATTCAATATAAGCGTAGGTAGAATCATAATCATCATCGTAATCAGTTAGATATAGTGGATGTTGTTCCAATGCTTCAAATACATCCTCATAATCTTCTCGATTACCACCACCATTACGGGTATATAGGATTACCTTTGGTTCACTACCTTCTTCGTTTTCAAAGTAAATATCCCTAAATCTACCGGTTGGATATTTTTCAGTTTCCAATTCTAACGCCCCGATTAAAAATCCACTTGCTGGATTTGTTCCAAATAACATATTATATAAACTCATAGTTTTAAATTTTAAATTTTTAATTAATTTTACAAATATTCAGGTCCTGTCCATTTATATCTTGCAGTTCCATCAAAGATATTTCCTCTACTATGTTTGGCTGGAGCTCTCCAACTTGCAGGTTTCATTAAATCACCTTTCTTAACTGGGAATCCTTGAAACTCACCATCATACATACAAACAAATCCCCAAACCATATTTCCGTTTTGTATTTTAATGAATTTAGAACCTTTCTTAGCAACTAAAGGTGACCAACTATATACAACGCCTTCAAATTCTCCATTAACTTTGTCTAACCAAATTTCAAATTGAGTTTTCATATATTTTATATTTTATCGTTTATCTCTTATTACTTAGCTAATATACAACACTTTTTTCAATTTTCCAAACATTTTTTCACTTATTTTTGGATAAAAAATAAACCCATTGAGTTTCAATGGGTTATATCTTACATTTATATTAATTTACGAATGGGTTCGGTATCGTTGGATTTGTTGAAAAATTTACTTATCATCTCTGGTCTTTTACAATCATCAATATTGTAAATATCACCAGTTTCAGTATATTTTTGATCTTTTAAATCATAATATAGTCCTCTATTATAAACAGAATGTGGTATTCCAATTTCTTTAAATACTGCTTCAATTCTATTAATTCTATCCAATCGTTCTTCGGCAGTATTATAATTTGTATTAAAATTAACCGTATTATGGTATTGTAAATAATTTCCTTCCTCTACCCATTTGTTTCGTAGAGTAGCATGAATAAGAAACCCAGAGCATGTTAGTATTGATGACATACAATCTTGATACTCTTTTACAAAATCAACTGTCTTTTGAAAATCTTCTTCAGTTTCGTTTAAATAACCAATAATTAATTGCATTGCAAAATTCATTGGTTGTTCGTTTTCTTTATTAATGATTCTAACATTTTCAAAAATTTCTCTAACACCATCCATTTTAGGATATTTCTTCATATGTCTTAAAACTGGTTCTGATGCAGATTCAAATCCGGTAATCATCGCTACTAATCCAGCTTTTCTATATAATCGCATCGTTTCCAAATCACGCATTGGAGTTTGTAATCTGACGTTTCCACCAAAGGTAATACCATATCTATCTGGATATTGACCGGTTAACATATCTGCCCAACCTTTTTCAATAATAGTTTCGCAGAATTTTTTCAACCATCTTGGATCACCATTAATAATACTATCGTGACAGAAGAAGTGGTAACGACCTTTATTAATCCAATGTTCCATTTCTTCGATGACAGTTTCCAATTTACGATAACGGAATACTGGAATAAATTCAGGTACTGAGCAGAATGTGCATCTATAAGGACATCCCCTACTTAATACAAGTGGAACATTATATTGATATGTAGTCTTATAATAATAATTATCTTCCAATGAAGTATAATCTGGAAATGGTAAAATATCCATATCAACACTTTCACGTACCAGATTATGAACCAACTTACCTTGTGAATTTCTCCAGATAATCCCCTTTATTGTTTTTAAGGATTCTTCAGACATATCGGATTTCAATATTTCAACAAAAGTAATCTCACCATCACCTTTTACAAAAATATCAATAAACTTATATTTTTCAGTTGTATATTCTTTGTTAGGTAAAACTCCAAAATCTAAAACCTCAATGCCATTACCACCCATCAAAATTTTAATATGAGGATATCGTTCTTTAACTTTTCTAGCAATTGCAAGAGATGCATCGATGTTCCCATCAATAATACTTAATCCAAAAAATGCAGGATTTGTTTTTTCGATATATTTGAAGACAAACCCTTCAATCATATCGTTCATTTCTTTGAACTCATATAAACGTTCATATTGACCCTGCATTGCATAGGTGTTGAACATATTGAAGAATTCTGATTGTTTATCGGGCGGGTGTAAATAAAAGTAATCGATTACTGGATCTATAATTGCAACATTCAAATCTGAATGGAATTTATCAATATACGATTTCAACGCAACAATACCGGCATAATAACCAGATTCATTGATGTTTGGTGCTTGCATTAATAAACAATCTTGCTCACCCAATGAATCGTATTGAAAGGTGTGAGTTATTTCTTGAGTATTATTTAAAACATGGGAATGCTTTAGGTAATTAGTTAAATCAATTTTAACATCAACCAATGGAACATCACTTTCTATTTGTTGAAGAATTCGTTTTTCTACTTTTGAAATATCATCCATTTATTATTTTTTTAAAATCGCTATAGTTATATAAGCTATATATGGGGGAGGGGGGAAAAGTAAAAAGAAACTGAACAACCCTTAACTGATAAGCTAATAAGCTTTCCACTTACCACCATTCCGAATCCATTCACTTCTTAAGGTCATTAATAAATCCTGATCTTCACCGCCTTCTCTATACCAACCTTTGTCTAAAATTTTAGTTAAGAATATTCTAGCTTCTGTGATTACATTTAATTGTTTAGCAGGAATTCCTCTTTCCATCATTGCATCTCGCAACCATTCATCAATCAAATTAATCAGATTAATTTGTTGTTTATCAAACTCTATTACTTTACCTTTATTCATTCTTTTAAGCGGGCAAGGTTTTAATGAATCGGTGAAGATGAGTTCCACATCCCTACAACACCTACGATTAACCAAAACGTATTTAACATTATATAAGCACGATTATCACGTTCCCATGCACAATAGGTTAGAATTACGGCATCGATAGTATTAATAACCCACATTGTTAATAGGGGAGTTTCTTTACCTAAAATTGCTAACATTCCAAATGAGAATATCCTCATGGCTACACCGAATCCTTCTAAGAATTCAATCCATTTTTCATTTTGTATGAGTTTCATAGTATTACCACTTACCTAATGGACATTCAGAATTTCGAGCTAAGGTTTTAGCTGCGATATTACATCCACATCCGTAAGTTCGTTTGCCGGTTTTGATATGATACCCATATTTTTCAGTATCACATGAATTTGAAGTTCTTAAATCACAATTATCACAATGTAAAAGACGAGATGTTGATTTAGCTTTAGTATCACTATCGAGTATATCGAAATGATCCCTAACTACATTACCCCATCCTTGTAATATGTTAATTATCTGACTCATTTATTAATTGTGGGAATCATCCATTTTTTGTTGAAGTTTTTGAATTTTCAATTTAGTGGATTGTGTGGTAGGAAGTTTTTTTAATTCAATAATTTGTTCAATAACATTTTGCATATCAACTGCCAATATTGTTTTTTTCCATTCATCAAAATTTAATTTCGAATTTGGATTATCATATTGATATTGTCTAAATTGGGTTTCTAATGTTGCCATTATGTGTTAAGTATTAAATTAATAATGCTGTAGTGGGGGGATTCGAACCACCCAAGTGGAGATTCAATTGATAACATCGTTCGCATGCATGCTGGTGGTCTACCCCATATTATCAATCTGTTTCTTTATCCACACCCCCGAGACAGGAGGGCACGTCTGCCAATTTCGTCACACTACAATCTGCGGAGGCGGTAGGATTCGAACCTACGATACCTTTCGGTATAACGGTTTTCAAGACCGCCGCGTTCGACCACTCTGCCACGCCTCCTTTGTATATACTTATATATATACTATTTTATTTTTTTAATTAAAAAAATTATTGATTTCATCGATTAAGGTTTCTGTATAATTAGACCCAAGCTTTTTCAATAATGTTTTATTATGGTTTAGTTTTTGTTGTGTTTCAACTGAATAATAAAACTCATCTGTCATATTATTTCTAAAATCTTCAATGTTATCGAAAAATAATTCGAATCCTAAATTTTTTAGTGTATTAGATAAGATTGGACTATGTTCATGTACAAAGATAACGTTATCATATATTATAGGATATACTACCTTTCTACTTAACGTATGATTGTAATATTCGTATTCATTTGGATTATCACTTAATCCAAAAAATGGTTCACAAATTATATTAAATTTAGATTCAATGTGCAACAATTGTGCTTTTTGTTGTGCATCATTTTGATTATGAACATCAACTTCTTCAGGTTGTAATACCAATGAATCTAAATAATTAAAATCTATTCCATTTTTTTCAGCATAATCTTTATACATAGTTTTATATACATTTGAATTAAATGTATAGTTGTTATGATAAGAAATTATGTTATTTGGATTATGCAATTCATTCCAATTTTTAAGATAGGTTATTATTAAATCTCTATTTATTTTTCTATTATAATTTAAAAAAAGTAATTTTTTATTTTTAGGTCTAGTCAAATGAGATGGTAAACCACCAGAATTTTGCATCAGAGTAGCAGCAGTATTTGCTAGTATTCTGGTAGGATAGTCATTTGGATATTTTACTTTTAAAAAATCATTAATACTACAATTAAATGAATGTATAAATAATTTAACATCGGATTCCATACACAAATCGATAAAATATGATACTGATTCATAATCATAAGCTAATTCTTCAGATTCAAAATATATAATTTTTTTATATCTATCCGTTATTTGTTTTAAATTATCTTTAATTATGGATTTACGTTCATCTGAAACCTCATATGGTGTTTCATCATCAATACGATAAGACATAGATTTAATCATATACCCATCTATGATATAGATATCGCTATCATTTAGTAAACTTTTTATTTGTGTAGTATTACTAAATTTAGTAAAAGAATTTGAAAATATTTCATTAACGTCCATATGGTATTTTTATATAATAAATGAGTGTTGGAGAGACGAATCAGATTTTTTAAGATAACCAGGTTTCAGCGAGGGTTGAGTTCATTGAAAGTGGGCGATTGTTGACTCTAAAAGGTTTGAAGGTTGTGTATCGTTCTATATCTTAATCGTTCATCCGCTATGTGCCAACATAGTTGAATTGTAAGATTATATTAAGAAAACTTTCATCGTCTCTCCTCTACTCAATATCAGTTAGATATTCGTATTTGCATTATGAACATCTAATTCATTTTGAAGTCTTTCAATCGTATCTTCCATTGATTTAATCTTACCTGCAATTTCCACTACCGATAATTCAACTTCTTTGACTGAAATGACACTTCCATAACGAGATTCTTGTTTACCTTCATCCGTTGGAATTTTTTTCAATTCTTTAATTCTACCCTTAGCCTCAGCTAATTCAAAAATCAAATGATACACCGGCATATTTGCTTTATGTAATTTGGTTTTCAATTCAACTAACTCTTTAGTTAAGGTAGCAGAACGTTGTAATGCTCCTTCGATTTGGTATCTACGAGGATTACCTTCTTCGATTGAATTATACTTTTTAGCAATTTCGTATTGCTCCTTAATTTCGCCAACTAATTTGTTTTTTAGTTTTAACGCTTGTTTTACATTCATTGTTTTTAGTTTTAAATTTAAAAATTGGAGGAGAGTGAGGGATTCGAACCCCCGGCCCTGTTACGAGCAGTGGTTTTCAAGACCACCTCAATCGACCACTCTGACAACTCTCCGTTTAACTATCGTTCTTTATGTTAGTTTATAAAGTTAATCTCATTTGTCTGAACGCATCTTTGATTTCGTTCATTTCTTTTAATAATTCATCATTCGTAATTGGAATATCCTTTCGAATTCGTGCTTCCAATTTATCTAATCGAGAATCTAATAACGCAACTAATTCTTTCTCTACCGCAACTAATTCTTCCTCTACTCTATCAATATTTGTTTGTAGGTGATTAGTATCCGTATTGATTCTGATATGGATATGTTCTTCGATATGTCCTAAATCGATACCCATCGTTTTAACCTGTTCTGTTAATTCATTTACTTTTTTCTGTCCGTTAAATACACCATTCACCGAATACCCCAAAAGGAATATGAAAATTGATGATAATATACCTAAGCCAATGTATAGTATTTCCATAATTTTGTAATTTTGTTTTTTATCAAAGAACGATAGTTGTGGAGGATATCGGATTCGAACCGATGACCCCTTGCGTGCAAGGCAAGTGCTCTAGCCAACTGAGCTAATCCCCCAAAATAATGTAATGTCTGTACGGTTTGTATCGAATTCACACCTTTATACGTGTTTCAAACGTTTCCATTTCATACTTAGAGTCTGTTCCGTCATTCTTTCGAATCATTACATCGTACTTCGAACTGGAATCGAACCAGCACTCCTTACAGGAACAGCATTTTAAGTGCTGCGTGTCTACCTATTCCACCATCGAAGCAATTTAGAATTTCAAATAACTTTTACAAAGATACGAAAATTATTTTACAAATCCAAATTTTGTTTATTTTTTATTTTATAAATTTTCACTTTTGAAAATTTAGTTTGCTTGTCTTTAGAGTTTATGAGAATATCAATATGTTTTCGGTAACGTTTATTCATTACATCTCTTACTACATATTCACCATTGTATTTCCCAGCACCTACTACTTTAACTCTTTGACCAAATTTTAACTTACGTTTTAAATCTCTACTTACTGCAATGATTCTGTGCTTTTTAGGATTTCTCTTACTGATTTTAAATCCACTGGCAGTTACGTTTGGAGTATCATCTGTTTCACCTGCTGATGCTTTGTATGTGGTGACTGTGACTGTTCCAATTTCTTCGATTGTTTCTGTTTCCAATGTTTCTTCTTTCAACCCATCATTATTCGATGTTAATGATAATGGAAAAAATAACATTATTAGACTAATAAAAAGATAATGCATAATTTTTTGTTTTGGTTTATTTTATGGTTTAAGTTTTAATATCTTATTTTATCTTTAATCTCCCATTGTTTATCAATAGGAATTCTTTCAATTCTTTCAACTGGTACAAATCCATCGAATCTACCATCTTTAACATCTTCAAAATGTTCGATGGTATCTAAATAAAATCCGAATGAATATCTGATGTATTGAAACTTGTCACCATCCCAATATGCAACATGGTTGTTTCTACAAAATCCATTATACCAACCTTCTTTCATTTCACTTTTTGGTATCATAACTTTAAATTTTATGTAGCCCCAGAGAGAATCGAACTCCCAAGTCTTCCTTAGAAGGGAAGCATTATATCCGTTTAATTATAGGGCCAAATCACTTTACGTTCCAAAGTGTAAGTAGGTTTGTAAAAACTTTCCTTCCCGATGAGGGCTCTTTTGTTACTCCATTGTAGGGGCACGTTATTCATCGTTTTAACACATAGCCATTGTGTTGCTCATTGCGGGACTGACGGGAGTTGAACCCGCTCCATACTCCGTGACAGGGAGATATCTTAACCGTTTGACCTCAATCCCAAATAACGATTACTGCCTGACTCTTTTCGAACTTTGCGAGGCTCGTATCATTCAATTTCAGTAATCATTGTGACTCTAATGGGAATCGAACCCATCTTAGGAATTACTTACTAAATGCTTCAACTCTTCTCTCCAATCCTAGTATTAAGGAGTGTTAAACCATCTAATCATCATTCATCCACTCATTGCGTGAGGAGCGACCTCAACAATTATAGAGCCAAATGTGATGGTTTATCCTTTTTACTTATCAAGTAATCCTTTCGGCACTTTGGCAACTTAAAAACATACCATCAAACGAAACATCAATTGGAGCTTCCAGTCGGAATCGAACCAACAACCTCTCGATTACAAATCGAGGGCTCTACCAGTTGAGCTATGGAAGCAAATTATGTATCAGTTCCATACCGGCCTATTAGGAACTATTAGGGTTTCTCGGACGAGGTGCACAACCCAAATCGGCTATAATGTGTTATCAATTACTTGGCTTCCCCCCTGAGTTGGAATTATATGGGAGTCGAACCCACCTCATATATGTATGCCTACACATATTTTCACTGCACATTTGATACAATATTTGAATAATTAGAGTGTTTTACCACCTAAACTACCGCCGAACACCATAAATGATGAACGACATTGTCGGAATTTAACCAACCAGCTCTCTAACTATTTTGTTGTCAGGACAGGATTCGAACCTGTATTGATATTTCGGTTTGCAACCCTACTTTATTCAATCGCTACTGTTATAGTGCGTATATCCAATTCCGCCACCTGACTCCGATGTCTTTCCATCAGTCAACATTGTGTAATTAAGGGGACACGTTGCTCATAACCCTTGTACTCCGTACGGGACTCGAACCCGTAAGCTTCCACGTGAAAGGCGGATGTCCTAACCAATTAGACGAACGGAGCGTTTCCAATTTTGATGGGCTCTTCGATTAGCGTGTTTCATCTAACCAGCACTTGAGATTGGGAACTCCATATCTTATATTCTACCAATACGCCACCCATTGGGTATAATATCAGTTTTTTTAATCTTTTTATTTTGTATTTCGTTAGTTATCCAACGAGTTCCAAATTGAGAATTACCTTCTCCTTTTTGTTTTATAGAATTTGCTTTTCCAATTTTTCGTTTAGTTTCGTCATTATGATTTTTACCATTCCAATCATAATTTACGTTTCTATTACGATTTGGATTTTCATACGAACGTCTTATTCCGTTTGTTTGAGCTTCTATTTTTTTATCATACCATTCTTTATCATTTTCTCGCAACCATTTTTGTTTTTGATTGGATTTTATTGCATTTAGTTGTTGCTGTTCAGAACTCCATCCACCAGTTCCACCTGGTCTGATATTCATACACATTGGTTCATTTAATAATTCGGTATTTATCAATTCGGTTTCCCTATTTGTTAAATCTTCTCTATTATCAAAAAACTCTAAATGTTCAATCTTAAAATTTTCAATTCCATTTTTACGGATTGATAATCT